CCTGAAGTTCCTGAAGAACCATCTGTTCCGCTAGTTCCTGAAGTTCCGTCTGTTCCGCTAGTTCCGTCTGTTCCGCTAGTTCCGTCTGTTCCGCTAGTTCCTGAACTACCATCCGTACCTGAAGTTCCTGAAGAACCATCTGTTCCGCTAGTACCTGAAGTTCCTGAAGAACCATCTGTACCTGAAGTTCCTGAAGAACCATCCGTACCTGAAGTTCCTGAACTACCATCCGTACCTGAAGTTCCTGATGAACCATCTGTTCCGCTAGTACCTGAAGTTCCTGAAGAACCATCTGTTCCGCTAGTACCTGAAGTTCCTGAAGAACCATCTGTACCTGAAGTTCCTGAAGTTCCTGAAGTTCCATCCGTACCTGAAGTACCGCTTGAACCATCTGTTCCGCTAGTTCCTGAAGTTCCTGAAGTTCCATCCGTACCTGAAGTACCGCTTGAACCATCTGTTCCGCTAGTTCCTGAAGAACCATCTGTTCCGCTAGTTCCTGAAGTTCCGTCTGTTCCGCTAGTTCCGTCTGTTCCGCTAGTTCCTGAACTACCATCCGTACCTGAAGTTCCTGAAGAACCATCTGTTCCGCTAGTACCTGAAGTTCCTGAAGAACCATCTGTACCTGAAGTTCCTGAAGAACCATCCGTACCTGAAGTTCCTGAACTACCATCCGTACCTGAAGTTCCTGATGAACCATCTGTTCCGCTAGTACCTGAAGTTCCTGAAGAACCATCTGTTCCGCTAGTACCTGAAGTTCCTGAAGAACCATCTGTACCTGAAGTTCCTGAAGTTCCATCCGTACCTGAAGTACCGCTTGAACCATCTGTTCCGCTAGTTCCTGAAGAACCATCTGTTCCGCTAGTTCCTGAAGAACCATCTGTACCTGAAGTTCCTGAAGAACCATCCGTACCTGAAGTACCGCTTGAACCATCCGTACCTGAAGTTCCTGATGAACCATCTGTTCCGCTAGTACCTGAAGTTCCTGAAGAACCATCTGTTCCGCTAGTACCTGAAGTTCCTGATGAACCATCTGTTCCGCTAGTTCCTGATGAACCATCTGTACCTGAAGTTCCGCTTGAACCATCTGTTCCACTAGTACCTGATGAACCATCAGTTCCACTAGTACCTGAAGTACCATCTGTTCCACTAGTACCTGAAGTACCACTTGACCCAGCGGTTCCCGTTCCTCCTGTAAAATTAATTGTTATATTACCACCTCCATTATTAATAACGGAAGCACCTGAAAATGTCATACCTGTAACATTTGAGACTGTTACACCTGACGTGGCATCATAAACGGTAAGAGGATTACCTCCACCACTTGTAAACCCTGTTATATCAATACTAGAACCTCCTGCACTATTAAGTGATAGTGTTTGTGACCCACTATTATATGTTCCACCCGTAATTGGTGCGGTAAATCCTGAAATTGTTATTGTACCACCAGAACTATTGTATAAATCTAAATCAGATGTCCCTGAATAATAAGTTCCACCTGTGATTTGAACGTCAGTACCCCAAAATATTTGCCATCTTGCATCATTTTTTGTGACACCACCAACACCTTCAATAGTTGAGGCTGTCCAAGCATTAATAAATGTTGTTCCTTCAGTGGTGTCGTTATAAACCTCATAACCATTACCAGTATCTATAACTGACCCTACCGCTTCTGCCGCATCCCACATCGCAGTAAATCCTGTCATAGTATATTGATATACTGTGTCAGTTTCCTGAACATAAACTTGCATACCTAATCTTCTACGACCACTAGAAATACCGTCATTATTAAGATTTAAAATATTAAAATAATCAAATGGAACATTATAATAAAAACTTATTGGAGTTGTATTTCCTGAATATTCAACCAATCCACCATCAATTAATGTTTGAGGAGGAATTATCCAATTTAAATTGGATAAATAAAATACCTCCATGTAACCACCAATACCAAGGACGCTAAAATTAGTTCCATCGGTACTAATTCTGGTTACCGAATCGGGGGCTTGTAAAATGGTGGTCGAAATTGGATTTTTATAATTAAAGCTCATATTATTTGTTATATTTAATGGTTATCTATTTTTTTATTTTTATACTAAAGACCCTCCTTGGAAATACCAATTATTACCAAGATTATTAATGTTAAGACCTGACGCGGTTTTTGTTGTATAAACTCTATATGTTCCTGCCGGTATATTTGTTGACCCACTATAATTAACAACTAAATTATTAGTTACGGCATTAACAACTGTGTCGGTTAATGGCGGATTTGAACTACCGTTTTTAATGGTTGAATATTTTTGTCCGTTTGTCGCACCTGTTGCAACTATCCATGTATACCAAGCAATCTCACCTGAAGGAACTGTAGTGTTTGGAACTTGAATTGTTTGGAATTTGTAAGCAGTAATTGTATTACCCCATACGTCAACCCCACCAGATGTTGTTGATATTGGGGCAGTAAATATTGCAGGTTCACTAACACCCCAACCACTATAAGCGATATATGCGTTCATTTGAGCATCAAATGTTGCTTGGACAGTATTAGTCACGTTATTAATATTAAATCCTCTAAATGCACTTCCTTGAGCCGCCATATAATTATTTAAGGCCGTTCTAAGTGTTGCATCACTTCGGTCAATAAACAAGTATGCGGTTAATCCTGGAGGTGTTGTTGAAGGTGTTGGTGTCATAGTTGTCGTATTAGTTGGTGTTTGTGTTGTTGTATTAGTTGGTGTTGCCGTATTGGTTGGTGTTTGACTTTGTGTTGGAGTTGTAGTATTTGTTGGCGTAGCAGTTTGACTTGGGGTGGCAGTTTGACTTGGTGTAGCGGTTTGAGTAGCCGTTTGACTTGGAGTTGCTGTTTGACTTGGAGTTGCTGTTTGACTTGGCGTAGCGGTTTGACTCGGAGTAGCGGTTTGACTCGGAGTAGCGGTTTGAGTTGCAGTTTGACTTGGCGTAGCAGTTTGACTTGGCGTAGCAGTTTGACTTGGCGTTGCCGTTTGACTTGGACTCGCAGTTTGACTTGGACTCGCAGTTTGACTTGGTGTTGAGGTTTGACTTGGACTCGCAGTTTGACTTGGTGTTGCAGTTTGACTTGGTGTTGATGTTTGACTTGGCGTAGCAGTATTAGTCGGCGTCTCACTATTAGTTGGAGTTTGAGTTGGAGTCGCAGTTGAAGTAGTAGTCGTTGTAGGTGTCTGACTTTGAGTTTGAGTCGCAGTTTGCGTTGCAGTTTGAGTTGGAGTTTCTGTTGGAGTTTCTGTTGAAGTTTGAGTTGGTGTTTGAGTTTGAGTTGGTGTCTCTGTATTTGTTGCAGTTTGAGTTTGAGTTGGTGTCTCTGTATTAGTTTGAGTTGGGGTTTGAGTTGGGGTCTCCGTTTGACTTGGCGTAGCAGTTTGAGTTGGAGTTTCTGTTGGAGTTTCTGTTGTAGTAGGTGTTTGAGTTTCAGTCATAGTAGGTGTTGCACCTATAGTAACTGAAGGAGTTGGTGTCATTGTTTCGGTTGGTGTTGGAGTTTCCGTTGAAGTTTGAGTTGGAGTTTCTGTTGAAGTTTGAGTTGGTGTTTGAGTTTGAGTCGGAGTTTCTGTATTTGTCGCAGTTTGAGTTTGTGTAGGTGTTTCTGTATTAGTTGGCGTAGCGGTTTGACTTGGCGTAGCGGTTTGAGTTGGTGTTTGAGTTTGAGTCTCCGTTTGACTTGGCGTAGCAGTTTGAGTTGGAGTTTCTGTTGGAGTTGGTGTCTCTGTATTAGTTGGAGTTGCGGTATTAGTTGGCGTAGCAGTATTAGTCGGAGTTTCAGTCGGTGTTGGTGTCTCTGTATTAGTTGGAGTTGCGGTATTAGTTGGAGTTGCGGTATTAGTTGGCGTAGCCGTATTAGTTGGCGTAGCCGTATTAGTCGGAGTTTGAGTTTGAGTTTGAGTTGGCGTAGGTGTTTGAGTTTCAGTCGATGTAGGTGTTGCACCTATAGTAACTGAAGGAGTTGGTGTCATTGTTTCGGTTGGTGTTGAAGTTGGTGTTGAAGTTGGTGTTGAAGTAGAAGACGGAGGAGTAGTTGGTGTATTTGTTGGAGTAATTGTTGGTGTTGATGTAGCACAATCTAATGGGAGAATAACACCCATAAGCATGTTATTTCTTGTCACCGCAGAATAAATTAATGTAGTGTCTACATATACATTAAATGGTCCTAAAGCATTTGAATTTGACGCTAATTTTACAATATATGAGGTACAACCTGCTACTGTTAATTGTTGTTCAATTTCAGCTGCACATCCAGGGGCGTTATTTGTTACAATTATTGTGTATATGGACATCCGTAGTTTTTATTAAATAAATACCTTAACTATTCTATTTCAGTAAAAACTATTAGAAAAAATTAAAATGAAATAATAATGTTGGTATTATTCAATAACCATATTAACAACACATGATGCTAATTCAATAGTAATTAAGAAAGTACATCCGAATGTACAATCCAAAACTTTAAAAACTTCACAATTATTATTATCAGTTAATGTCAAAACAATTTGAGGCGCTGATTGGAAAATTGATGGTATTGTAGTATTGTATTCAACAACAGGAGGAACCGCACCACTAATAGTACCTAACAAAGTTTGATAATTAAGATAAATGTCTGATATAAAGACACTAATTGGGTAGGCAGTACTACCAGATATTTCGGTTATTCTTACTTGGGTCATGATAAACACATTATATCGTAAACAATTATCAAATCAATAATAATTTCTTGACCCTCTAAAGATGTATTATCTCTACTAGTTTCAATAGTTATTTGATTATCAAGAGCATCAATACTAACATTACCAACTCCAGGAACACTTAATAATAATTGTCTAAGGGCATCGTAATATAAATTATCAGTAGGTACCTGAACTAATGTTGTTCCTGTAAAGAAAGTTTGACTTGTTGTTAATCCTGCAGGATTAACTGAAACTTTCACAGTAAATGTTGCATTAACTAAATCACAATTTGTATTTCCTGATGTTAAGTCAAAATAACCCTCATTCAACATTTGTAATAATCCAAACTTAGTAGGTGATGAAACTCTAAATATTTCTTCGCCCATAACATAAGTTTGATATGAAACATAATTTTGATTACATGTGATTGTTGCAGTTCTTTTTAAAGAACATCCGTTATTATCTACTACGGTTAAACTATATGTTCCTCCTGTCAACCCTGAAACTTGAATTTGTTGAGGTTCGTTAGGAATATTATCAGACCAATTAAAGTTAAATGGTGGTTCACCTGATGTAATAAAGGCTGTTATTTGCCCACTATTTCCACTACCACAAGAAGTACTATACAATGAAAAATCTAATTTTTGACTAAATGGTATCAACACATTTTTTGTTTGAACACATCCATCAGCGTCGGTAACCGTTACAACATGACTTCCGGCAGTTAAATTATTAAATGTTACTGCGCTTAAGTTAGTATCAATAATGTTATACAATCCATCAATAGAATAGTCTAATGGTAATGTGCTTCCTGTTGTTGTGTATATTTTTATTTTTCCATTATTTTGATTACATGATGTTGAGGTAACTTCCGTAGAAATTGTATATTTGTTTTGAGCAACAATTGTAATTTCTTGTATATTAGAACACCCTGTTGAATCTGCAACAGCTACAGTATACGTTCCCGAAGATAGCCCGTCAAAAACATATGTTGTTTGAGAATTACTAACATTTAATGTGTTACCGTTAGGAGAAATTAAAGTATATGTATAAGGTAAACTTCCTCCAACAACAGAAATTTGAATTTGACCATTAACACTTGAACATGTTGAATTTTGACTAGTTACAGAGACAGAGGTTATTCCTCCAGGTGTTGCCAATGTTGTACCCACAGATGATTGACAATATGCCGCGTCTGTAACTTGAAATTGATAGTTACCTGCAGTTAAACCTGAAATAGTATAACTTTGAGAATAGGAAACCTCAACATTTCCTGTTGAAGCCGAGTAATAATATGGCGCAGTACCTCCTGTTAAAGTTACGGTAATAACTCCATTACTTTGGAGACAACTTGGTGCTGTAGATGTTACTAAAGCAAATCCAACTGGGTCAACATTTTCAAGGTATGCCGATTTTGTAATATCACACCCTAATGAATCCGTAACCTGAACAGAGTAATTACCCATAGTTAATCCAGTAATAGTACTTCCTGTTTGTCCATCACTCCAAAGATATTGATATGGTGATATTCCTGTTTGACCCGTCACTATTATTTTACCAATTGGTGAACCTCCACAACTTGAATTTGGGACTACATATAAACCATAGTCAAACTCATTTGAATTATTTACAATAAAACTTTGGCTCAACCCAGTGCAACCTCCTAAATCAAGAGCTTCTATGGAATAAGTACTGGCACTTAAATTACTAAAGGTAAAGCTATCAGTATTTGTAGAACCCGAATTAAGAAAATTATTGTTTGAATCAAATAAATAAAAAATTGTTGATGAGTATATTGATGTTGACCCAACCGTAACAAAACCATTAGGTAGATTACATGTTGTATTGTTTACTGATGTTATTGAAGTACAAACCCCACTAGACACAGGAATGTTTATGTAAAATTCTGAGTTGGTAGGTAATGTACTATCATTTACCCTAGCAGCATATGTTGATGCAGATAAATTTGTAACAGTAGAGGCGTTTGTCGTAACAACATCAACTTGAGTTAATGGTGATTGCCATTGCACTGTATAAGGTTCTGTCCCACCTGTTAAAAACAGGCTTATAATCCCCGCATTTGTGTTAGAACAATCCCCTGTTACCGCAATACTATAATTGAATGATGCCATTTGATATATCTTTTTTGTTAGGTGTGCAGTTTATGCTAATGTTTATTCCTGAATTTAAAGTTAATGTTTCCCCAAAGTTTCTTTCGGTACAAGTTAAACTTGTAATTGTTAAAAAACTACCATCTAATAAATAATTAAACCCATAATCATATAGATTAGGTAAATATAAAATAAGGGCATTTCTCCAATCATCATTTGTTGGGACATCCGTTAACCCATACCCCGTATAAAACAACTCTTGTATAATAATATCACCATCTATTTGTAAATCAACATACCAATTACTTTCAACCGAATTTTGGGTACAATTACCTAATGTTAACCCACTTGATGATAACATATCATTTAATCTATTTGATAAGATACTACTAAAATTACTAACCTCAATATCACCATTCCTCCATGGATATATGAAGAAATCCACGGATTCTGTTGCACAGGTATAATCAAAAATATTTGATATGATATAACACGGTTTAACAGGTACTGGTACAAATTCACATCCTCTTTGTCTTCTATAAACAAATTTTTGTTTTTGTAATACTGAGTTTTCAAATTTAACTCCCGTATTCCAAATAGTTGTTGCAGGAACCATTTGTTCCACTAACTTCATCCAATATGGCCCTATACCGTTTACATAATCAATTAATTTTTGATAAGTGTATTTGTTATTTGGTAATCCAACGGTTTGTTCAGATTCAATATATTTCCACCATATAGATTGTAATGTTGGATATCCTCCTGTTTTACCGTCAGTAATATATTGTCTATTTCTTACATTAATCATGTTTTGCCAAAATGTTTGTGAGAACTCAAAAAATGTTTTCTTTTTTGGTTCAGGATTAACGTAAGTCCAATCCACACCTCCAGGTACAGGGTACCCTACCGTTAACCCTGATTCAGGTATAGGATAATCATATCTCCTTGATTGGTCCCAAACATCATATACAAGTCCTTGTGAAGGATTTAAAAATAAATCAACATTTTTAACATTTAATACAAGTTTTTCATTATCAACATAATAATATGCATTATAATCTGCATTTATAGAAACTCTAATTTTATTATCTTCTTCTAACCATGATTTATTATTATCAACTACTTTAGTCAATTTAAAACCTTCAGTCATATATGGGAAATCTCTAAACCTATTTAAATATGGTTGTCCATAACTAAATGGTGTTAATTTAGTTTGAAAATCATAGTTTTGACCCGTATAAACATTTCCTGTAATTACCACCTCATCAGGACTTCTATGTTGAGGTGTTGATTCGTACCAACCAGAACCTAATTGGAAAAAATAATTGTCAGTATTTAAAGGTGCTGACGGATAACCTAAATCATCAATAGGATAATCACTTAATTTAACATTAACATCTTGGTAACTTTTATTTGAGGTATAACCACTATAGAAATCACCTTTAATTTTATAAGTTTGTCCCGGCAAATACGAAGGAGTATCTTGAACATATGTTCCTCCTGAGATTTTCATCCATTGAGTATAGAATTGGTCTAAATTAATTCTTTGGTCGGCAAGATAAATATGTTCGTTAAATTCAACCAATGAATCAGGAGCCCCAATTAGTCTCATCATAAATTCAATAGACCTTCTTGTTCCTTTTGATTTAAAAAGGTAAGCCGCGTTTAGAATTAAATTTCTATAGAATGCATAGTTTAATTCTGTTGGAGTAAGAGCTCTTGCATATCCAGGATATGTTGGGGTACTTGTATTACCAAATACCGAACTTAAGAAGTCTTCATTTGTTATTGGCGAAAAGTTTGAAGACCAACCTAAAGTTCTCGCAAGATTTACCAACAATTCTGATGGTATATCATTTGAAGGATTATAATTAACCGAATTCATATAAGCCAAAGCATCAATAAATTGTTTTACTTGGTCAAAACTTCTACCATAGATTTGAAATATTTTTTCAACTTTTTGTCCTCGTGTGTCAAACTCTTTTAACGAGTCCGTAACTAAAAATCTTGATAATAAATTAGTTTTAAATGAATCTAAATTTTGCGCAATAATTTCTAACTGAGACAAGTAATCATCAAACAAATATGACCTAATGTCTAAGTTCCAATTTCCATCTTTTGGCCAAGTTACTTGTTGATAGTCAGTATAAAATTGTCCATCTTCATTTTGTTGTGGTACTTGGAAAGTCGCCGTATATTCAGGTCTTACTAAACGATTTAATAAAAATTTCTCAACCTCATCAAAGTTTTCCGCAAATACTTTATCCGTAATAAAATCATTTAATCTTATCTGATATTGTTCATTAATTGTTGTTGCTGTATCTCCAAAAGGCGCCCCTGAAACATAAAACTCTATGTAACCCGTATTTAAATTTTCCGAAGGATTAAATGACATTACATTGTATATGTTATCATTAATACTAATACAATAATCCAAATAACTATTATACAAATTTCTATATGGTGACACAATTATCTCTCTAAGTGACAAGTTAGTTGCAGCACTAATTGAATAATCAATATCAAAAGGATTATTAATCCTATCAACATTAACTTTAAAATATGTTTCATCAGTTGTTAAATCATAAGATATGTCATATGCTGTTGGCCCTGTAGTAAAATCTAAATTGGTGTATAATACATCTAATCCCGCAGGGAAATTATGGATTATATGTGTAACCGAAACTTGGAATCTTTTACTTAAAGACCCATACATTGAAAAGTTTAAAACTTGGGATACATCATAGTTTGGATAAACTCTAAATTGAGTCGCCATTATTCTACGGCTTTCCGTTAAATCTCCAATATCTAAATCATCTAAATTAATTGGTTCCGAAAAAGCTCCAACCGTAAAAGTTCTATTAACTTTTTCAACAATAGAAGTTGTGAACTCAAAATTACCTTGCGTAAGACCTCCACCCTCAACAGTTTGTAATCCTACAATGTTGTCTGAGAAAGTCCCCGCACCACTACCAGGTCTTGGGGGATAAAAATATTTTGTGCTCTTTTGTGTTATTGCCATTAGCTACTTATATTTGTGAAATTTTTACTGAAATCAATATTATCGTTTCTATTCTGTCTAACTTCATATAACAATGCATTAAATTGGTCTCTAATTTCATATAAGTTGTATTGTCTGTATATGTTATTTTGAGAATCGTAAATTGTGTAGATACCGTCATCAATAGATTTGGTTTGATTACCGTAAAGAGCAATTGCCAATGAATCAATGTCATATTCCGCCATTTGTATTTCCAAAGTAACAGGATTGAAAAAAGTATTACTAATTATAATGTCTTGGTCAGGCTGTCCAATAAATGGTGTTGCGTTTGGTTTGTTTGTTGGTGATGACGAAGGTGATAATGTTAAAAACAAAAGATTTGAACTACCGTCAACATATCTATATCTAACCGATTTTTGTGAAGTGTTAACCTCATTTGTTACAACAGGTTGACAATAAAAACTTGAGGTCACTACTCTAAAGAAATTAGGTATTTTTGAACCGTCGGGATTTAAATATTCAATTCTAAATCCAATAAGTCCTTGTGGAACAAATTTATTTTGATATTGAGTAGGAACATTTGTAATGTCAATTACAAGACCCTTAACATTTGGTAACGCACTTAAAACACCACAATCAGTAATTGTTGTTCTTATTTGTACAGGTCTTAAATATAAGGTATAAATCCCTATTGCGTTAAATTGACTTGCAGGTAGAGTTAAATTGTATAATCCGCCTAAAACCTCAACTCCTGCATTTCCACCTGTTTCAGTATTCGCAAAGTAAGGTCTAAGTATTGTCTGTGCATCTAACTTTGTAAGCAAGAATTGGTCTGTTACATCCCTTGTTGGTGTGTAATTCATTATAATTTCAACATCTGCTGGTGAGACATCGGATGGTCTTATCGTACCGTATGAACCTATTGCCATATTCTTTTATTTTATAAATAGTTTAGTTCCTTTTTTCAATTAGGTTGTTTGTTTTTTATTCTCAACATTAAAGAATCCGTATCCATAATTTATCATATCTCCCAAATTATCAACTTCTCCCAATCTTTGAACTCTTTCATATGCACTGTTTTTACCTCTTTCAACAAAAACATCCGTTTGTATTTGAGCTTGGTCAACAACTTTTAATAATACCTCATCTTTTGTTATTGGTTCGGCGGTAAGATTGTTTGTTGTCAATCCTGAAGATTGTTGGAAATATATTGTAGTACCGTCCTCATAGTCATAATAGTTGATACCTGTAATAGTGTAAGCAGTGTAGATAACATTTATATCTGATATTGCCCCCCATATTTGACCATTAGCAATAACAGGAACTCCAACTTGAAATTTATTAGGTCCGTATTGAGCTAATTCATTTATTCTTGATTTAGTTAAACCTGATACTGTAAATGGTACTGTAACATAATTATTTGATGTTTGTGCTGATACTTCATTTACCGCATCACCTGAAAAGATATAATCATATGATACAGGAGTACCAACCCAATTACCTGATGATGGGACAAAAAAAGCTTCCCCTTGAGGGTTATAAATTGTTGGATTACTAAACGGTGTTGTTATTTTTTTAATTACTTTAGTAACACCCCATGGATTTGTTTGTTCCATAGTAATCTTATAAACTTTATTAGCCGATGGGTATGTATGTGTTATTGAGTTAGGCGTATACCCTGTAATAAGTTGTGTTGGCGAATTATCACCCCAGTTTATTCTATATGCAGATAAGTCTAAAAACTTTTGAAATTCATTTGAAGTATTGTAAACATTATAAACATATGGGTTGGTAGTTGTTGATGAAAATATAAAATTTGCAACTACATTTTTTTGTAATACCGCACCATCAAATGGACTATAATATCCCGCGTCAACGGCACTTTGTCGTAATAATATTGGTACACTTAAGTTAGTTAATAATGAGGTACCATATGAACCAGAACTAACCACTTTGGTCATGGCAGAATAAACCCCAACAGGAGTACCTTCTGTGTCATATACCACAGACAAATCTCCTTTAATGTTTTCAGGTGATACCGTTATTTTATAGTAATCTTCCATTATTGTGGTGGGTTAACATATTCGTACCATTTTATGGGAATCTCAGTCCCTAATCTTTGACCAACAGAATTAAATACTTGATAGGTTTGTGTTAAATAATCTAACTTTACCGTGTAATAAAAATAAGTAGCACCATCAAAAGTGTATGGATTAGTTCCCATATCCCACTGAGGTCCTTCTGTATCGTCTGATGGATTTGTTCCTTTACCTGTCATCATTTTAGTAAACTGACCTGTTTTGGCGTTAAAAAACTTAGCTGCCATATAGAAAGTATCTATATTTAAAAAGTTTCTTTTCTTTAACCAATAAATAAAAAACCCTTCTTTATCACCAACATAGTCTAAAATAAATTTTGGTTTTTTAACACTAACTAATGTTCGTTGCATCAGAGTATCCATTGTAAGACCTTGTTGTGTAGGTATGATTATTGTTAAATAATTTGTTTGTGACTTATCATCAGGGCTGTCATAAAAATCTAATTTAAAAAATGAATTTGAAAAATTGTTTTCATAATAATAAAGTTCTTGAGGGGTAAATCCCTCTCCTAAATAATTTATCTTCCAATTATTAATATCCGATAAAGAACCACCAGAATAAAAATAAAATTCATAATTAATTTCAGTATTATTTGTGGTAGCAGTTGCAGGTAAATGAGCAAATCTTGAAACTTCAAAATCTCTACCAACACCAATTACTTCCGTAATTACAGTTTTTTCATATTCCTCAATAGCCATATCTAACCCAAGATAATCCCAAGTAAGAGATATCGGTATATCAATTTGCTTATCTTGAAATCCGTCTTGTCGTATTACAAATTTATTCACACTCATCTATTAATGGTTTGAATGAGAAGTCATATCCGTCTAAATTCTCATTATAGTTTATTCCTTCAGGAATTAATCTAAAAACAATTTCTGAAAATGGGTAATGTGCCGTATTAATATACGGGTAATCCACTCCTCTATTTAAATTATCTCTAAATCCATAAGTATACAAATCTCTCCATCTAAACTGTCGGTCGCTAGTTGAATAGAAAGACCATTCAGGGACTTGGTCAACAAACTCCACATCTCCTGTTTCCACATAATCTGAAAATACCCTAATAGTCATTTTATTATGTGGTTGATAGTAATACCCTGGTGAATTTGTTGTTGCAACCGTTGTTGTTTGAAAAACAGTTTGGTTAAACTTTAACTTGTGATAGTATGGTGAAACTACTCTTTCAATCTGTTCATAATCATTCCATTCACAAAAATCACCATCCATAATATCATCCTTTTTCAAATCAAGATTATAATAAAATGTTTTTGTTTCACCGCTAGTTAATGTATATGAAGAAACAGGAATAGAAGTATTAGACCTTTGTTCAGTTAGATTCCACCAAGGATTTGTTGTTTTTGATAAATTAAACTCCCACCCTTGTTTTAACCCAAAACCATTACTTGGTTGATTAAAGTAACCTGAATATCCTTTATTAACAATCGTTAAATTAATTTCGCTAATAGGTCTTTTTTGATTATCTTTTAAATTCGCAAAATCTAAATCGTATGCCGAAGTCATATTATAAGCATTACTACTAGTTTTTTGAGATATTCTTGTAAGATTGTTTGGTGTTATAGAACTATATTCTAATTTTTTTTGTTCCGCAAATACATTTTTTTCAAATCCAGCTTTGGTTATTTCCAAATCTGTTAAATTTGTAAGAACTTTTTGTTCTCTAATATAATATTTTGATTTAGTTTCCGTTAAATTATCAGGATTAATAACCCTTTTAAATGTGCCTGTAGTTCCATTACTAAATGTTGTTCCTGTATAACCTATGTTTAACAGATTAAATATGTGAACATCACTATCCAATAATCCATTACCTAAAGAATATACTTGGAATAAATTTGAGTTTCTATAAACAAGTGATAACTCCACGTATTCACCAATAGTTAATCCATGTGGTGCAATACAAGTAAATGACACTAACCCATTACCATTTTGTGATGTATTTGTAATTGAAAAAGGTATTCCATCTCCCGCAATCCAATTAATAGAGTTTATATTATTTCTATAATATGTTAACTGTTTAGTGTAGTTATTATTATAAGGATATGTTAAATAGTAAGTCCAATTATATGTGTAGGCACTTTTAGCTTTATAATTAAAATGTTGGTCACCAACATCTGGTCTATAAAAATCAAATTCATAATATTGTGGGAAACCTTGCCATTTTGTACTTTGTTTTGATGAAACAGGTGCGGTATAATAAAGGTTATATTGAAATGGTAGATATCCCGTAGTTCCCGTATAAGTATTTTCATACAGGAATGTCGCCTTAAAAGTTGGTCTAAATACCGTACATCCCTGTCTCTCATCATCATAAACTTGAGCAAGACTTATGGTTGAACTTCTATCATATTCAGTAATCTGTTGATTCTGACTATCTAATGATATTGCAATTTGTTCATCAACCGAAGGTGCTCCTTTATATCTTAAATTACTCGGAACTATTAAATAATTACTCATCTACGGAATATTTTGTTTTAAATCTATCTAATGCCGAAGCTCCTTTAACAGGACCAAAATAAAATTGGAACGGTGCCCCAACTAAAAATTCACTTGATTCTTGACCTGTATTTATGTATTTACCACCTGTTGTTGGGTAATTAGTCCTGTCTCCATCAACACTAAATATGTAAGCCCTTGCGGTTAAATCATTAGCAACAGATGTCCCATTTAAAAAATATTTAGTATTTGTTGCCGCTCTATCTAAAGATTGGTAATAATTTTGAATAACATCACTAGTACTTGTCTTCCAATTATTTTTTTGATTACCAAATATTCTACTTCCATCCGCTAACCCCCATTGATAAAATGGTACCAATTGAGATTTAATCCCATAAGGATATGGATAATACCCTAAATTATCTGAACTTCTAAAATCAATTATACCCGGTGTTAAATAATCTTTTGTTTGTAAATCTTGAGTTGTTGATGAAAACCAAACAGCCATTGCGGGGTCACCAGCACTTCCTAAAACATTAGTAGGTGGGTTTGTATCTCCCGGTAGTATTTCATAAAATTGAGGCGAAAAATTAACATTTCCAATCTCAGAATTTATTGAGGTTAATTGTGCAAAATCTCCATCAACTCTTAATTGGTCTCTTGAAAATAATTTATCTATTCCAGCATCTCCGGCAGCAATAAGTTTATCCAAAAAATCTGAGTCGGTTATTCTAGAAATTACAAATAAATTAACTAAATCTGAAGTATCCGCGTAACTTGTAGAGTCTATATTTGGTATTATGTAAGCTTTAGTAGTTGCATCAAAAGTAATTTCAGAATAAAAATAATCTTTCATACCTAAATTAACAATTGTTGTTGGATTTAATAAATTAACCCCATTTAAACCTGCAGGATTATTGGTTCTCTTACCAACAAATTTATTAAAATTATCATTCCATGGACTACTTCTGTAATAAAAATTTTGACTATCCATATTATAATAAGCAATTCCTTGACAAAATCTTGGATATTCTGCTTTGTTTTGATTATTATAGTATGTAGTAACTTGTATTGGATAGGCATATAACGCTCCATTAATCCAATTATTCATAAATGATTGCGATAACACTCCTCTACAGAGTGCGTAGAAAAATCTAAATCTATAACCCCATTCAGGAAAAGTTTGTCCAATGTCTTTAGTTAAATCTGTTAATGGTCTTCTTAAAAACATATAACACCCACCTTCAACAGCATCCGCTGTTGGACAATCTTGATTAATTCCAAATTGAGTTCCAAATCCTGTATAACACCCTAACCCAACCATATTTTCACAATCAAAACTTTCTAACACACCAGTTGTTAATTGTCCGTATCCATCTAAATCTGCTGTCACTGTTTGAGCACCAACACTAAAAGATACTGAACTAATATCATCCCCTGCGGTATTAATTTCATAAATCGCAAAATTAAGATTTTGTTGTAATAATGAAGGATTATTATCCCAACTACCACCATCTAATTGGTCTGAACTTGGTAACCTATCTGTTCTAATAACATTTAATTGGGAAGCATTAATTGTCATTGGTATAAAAATAGGATTTGTCGTATTAAAACTTGATGTAAAAATTCGAGTATAATAATAAGAGCTAAAATCAAACCTAGGACTACCAACATAAGGAATATTATTCCATAATGGTGGGGTAAATTGTGACATTATTCCCATACCAGAAACATCTTCACTATTATCATAACTTGTAGAGCTAGATGAACTGTCATACATTCGATTAGTAGTTAAGGAAATCATTTCATTGGGAACTGTTGATGGTGTAGGACAAGAAGTAAATGACTCAATATATCCATTAGGTTTAACTTTAATATTATAATAAGCTCCATTCCAATTTATCTTCCAATACAAATTATTACCAGGTAAAGGATTACTATAATATCCTGAACCATATTCAGTATAATCTTGAAATAGTCGTAATCCAACAACAGGAGATGTGTACGCTACAGGAACAAATAAACTATCCGCAACCACTGCAGTCGATATATTACAAGTTGACAATGGATTAGATGTAGAACCATAGTAAGATAATCTTCTAGCTCCCCCCGTAGTTCCAGGATTATTAGGGACCAAAGAAGGTTTTGCCCCTGGTGCTTGACCATTGGAATCTAACGAACCGTAATACGCAGTATTCGTTGTATTATACCCTGTAAAAGATTGTCCAGGTATTGGTTGAGTTGTTGTACCAGGTTTAAAAAAGTAAGACTGATAAAATATTTCATTTTGAGAATATCCTTGAACAGAGATAGTCGGATTACTTAATTTTTGTATAGGAATATTAAGTCTTGTTTCCGCAGTAAATGTCCAATTTGGGTCAAATTCATTGGTTCCAAATATATTACCCAAACTATACTCATTTCGATACACAGGAGAATATGGGTCAACACCTCTTTGTAACACCAACACATATTGTGTTTGGAATGCTTCATAATAATCTGTTGCAACAAAAGACAATCCAGGATTTCTGTATGGTATAAATCTAAATCCCACACCACCAAGATATTCTGAAATCCAATCGGTCGCTTCTGTTGGTTCCAATAAAATATTACCAAATGATTGTGTTGTACCTGTATTCCATAATTTTGCGGCATCAGCAACGGTAATTGCCGTTACAACCTGAAAATATTCTACGTCAGCAGGAAATTTATAATTAGTTTCACCAGACCCATAAGGTAGATTATATGTAACTGGCACAGAATTAGTAACTTGATTTATTGCATATGAAACATTAACTGTAGTCGCACCAGTGCCATTATAAGTTTCACCGCTAATACCTGTTATAGTCCCAGTTGGAGTTGATGCTGAATAAGTATAGTTCATATCCGTAGTACCTGTAATATTAATAAAACTTAATAACGTACCAGCAGGTATAGGTTCTTGGGATAAAACTGTTAATGTATTATCATAATGGTATTTACCAGCATTTAAATCTTTAGCCACAGTAACTTTAATTTTATTAATATCTGTAAAAAAAGAACTCCTTTGATTAAAAATATTAATTCTTTCTCCAACAGGTAAATCATATGATTGTACAAATCTTTGTCTATTATCACTTAAAGTTATTATTTGAGAAATAGGTAGTTTATAACTGATTGGATTGGAAAGTTCTGCAGTCGGACAGAAACCCGCAAGAGATTGTGAAAACATAATAGACCAATCAGCACCATTTTCAGTATCCCCAGAAAAATAAGTCGATTGAAGTTTGTCTTCATATAAGGTAGAATCCGATAATAAAGTTAAAGCTCCTGTACCTTGTGAATTTGTAAACGCAGTATTGTTTGGTTTTGTTTGTATATTTTGTTCACAACCACAGGCTTGGCATTCAGGATAAGTAATCATCGGTAATCTAACTGTAAAATCTTTTTTAGGACAATATTTATTCAACCATCTAAATGGTTTCCAATTAATTGGCCTACCTATTCCTTGTTTAGAAAGCCAACATAAAAAGTCTGCGATTAGGTTATACAGATATAATAAAATATGGGCAATTACTAAAACGATTATCCCAACAGGTTGTAAAATTGTGAATATAATTGAAAATAAAAAGTATAATAAATCAAAATTTTTAAATCCGTCATTAACAGGAAATTTATTTACAGTATCTTCACAATCAAAGGAATCAATTTCTTTAATACCAATAAAATTACCTGAAGATGGACCAATAAAGTTCCCTCCTTTTTTCCATTGGTCAATAAATGATGAAACGGTATAAACTCTATTAAATTCAAATTGATAAAAAGTGTCATTACAATCAATAGATTCATTTAATTTATCTATTTTTTGTTGGTCGATAAAACCATCAGTATATCCACTCCAAGCCAAACCAAAATAATATGAACTTAATTGTTGTTTTTGTTTATTTGTATATCCCGATACTGGTCCTCTACTTGTTGGGTCCGACTCACTAGTAGTCCACCCATATTCTTTAACATTAGGGATTAAAAAATATGGTCTCCTTGTTGCTAATGTTAAATCATTTGGTTGTGTCCATTTTACTTTAAATCTATATTTACCTTTTGTTGGGATTCCAACTGTTGGGTCGTAAGATATTATTTTTTCTCCAAATTCATTTGTGATAAAGTAATCTAAATTCATAGGTAATTCAATTAACCATGTACCACTCGCATCAATAACATTTCCAGCCTGTTCTAAATCATATTGCTCTAATACAGGATTACCTTCAGAATCTTGTTGAATTGTTTGTCTAATTGCAAGTATTTGACCAGGAGCTGTTGTTAATCCACAAAGATTACCCATATCATCTCTTGGTTTACAATTATCTCTAACTTTAAACCCATCAGAAGATGAAAACATTGAACCCATGAATACTGATGTCGGTTGTATATCAACATTTGCCTCATCTCTTAAATCAAAATCTAATCTATTAACGGCTATTTGACAGGTAGTCGGGTCTCCCCATAATGGAGAAATCTCAGCGCTTTTAACAATATTAATAATTTGTGGTAATGATTTTAAATCAGTAGAAGTTCTAAATTTATTACCCGCAACTTGTCCTTCAGTTGCAAGTCCCATTCTAATTAAATCTTGAGGTGTTAATGAAAATTCACCAATGTCCGATAAATCCACATCCATGACAACGGTTTGATTCCCCAAAGGAACTCCCATTATCATATAATCACCACTCTCATTTGTTTTGGCCGTAAATTTATAGTATTTGTCAAATATTTCAACAGCGGTAGAACCTGTTAAAGAATCAATCCTTGATGGTAAAGTACCCGTTGCTGCGTGTTTTGAATAAGATTTTTCGTAAGGTAAAAGATTGTATCTATAACCATCCTCATTTTTATCTGTAGGTGATTTATAAGGGTAGATACTTGAGATTAAAGGGTTTGATTGGTCGGCAACTGTAATTGGGATAAACACCGAAACTCTGGCGTTAGGTACCCCAAATCCTCCATTTGCAATTACTCTACCTACTAATACACCATAGTCAGCACAACTTCTTGTGTAAACATCTGTTTGTTGTATTTTTAATGATAATATTTCTAAAAACTCAAAATCTTGGTCTAATTGTACATTGATTGTCTTATTGACACCAAGTTCAGTTTTTATTCTATATGATTGACCCATGTAATACCTTTAATTTATAAATAGTTTATGTGTTATTTTTGGAATACAAACACACTCTTTTTAAATTATAAACTAATCAATTCAAGAATAAACCTATATTATGAGAAGGTAACAGATTGGAAATTTTTAACAGATACTCGGATATCTTTATTAGGATATCTAATTTGATAAACTTGTGAAGGTTGTGCAAAAATTGTATCATCTACAGGTGCGATTTCTTTAGTTTCAGGGTCCGAATATTGCATTGATGTTTCTGCTGATGAATATTGCCCACCAACATTATTATAAACATTAAGTCCTGCAACTGTTAATACACCATTTTGGTTTTGAACAATACTTTTAATTTCTGACAAATAAACATTTTGTCCTAATTGTCTTATTTGTGGATTAAAATATGTTGATATTTTATCAACGACATCTGCAATAATTTGTCCTGAATTTTGTGCAGAGTCTAAAACAATTTGTACATCCACACTAAGGTCAATAACTTCAGCCGTTAATATTGAAATGTAATCATTCATCATTCTATAATTTGACAAGTATGTTGCAACATTTTGTCTTAATGTGTCTGATACAATGTTAGTTAATTTACCTGAAGTATCATATGACAATAATTGAATTAATATTTTATTATTATTTTCTGTAATTGCTACTTTCGCAGGTGCCCCAAATTCTGCCGGCATATTTCTAATTATCGCCTCATAATCTTGAACTGTAACAGCTCTTTTTTGTGCTGCGAAGTTAAATGAAACATAATTTCGTATTTCTTCTAATGATGGAATACCCGCGCCACCAATAGCTGCGGTAACATTATTACATCTTAACGAGTTAACAACTGAAGAGTTTGTTAATTCTGATGGTCCATTAACATAAAACGAAACGGTACCGATTTGAGTAATTACATTTGTCCCTAAATTTGTTGCTAATCCACCACCAACTCTATATTGTATGAATAATGTTGAGTTCGGGATTAATGCAGAACCTAATGAAAAGTTATTAGAATATCTTTGTAAGTCTAATGTTGCACCCACCGTTGTAAATTGATTTAACGCGTCTTGGGCTGTATTAGTTCCTCCACCAAAAGTCATTTTTTTAAATCCTTCAGGCGTATACTCTGTCATAAATCTATTTTGTGTTTGAATATATCTACCAACTTTAATCCCTGGTTGGTCAGAAACTTTTGTCGGGTCTTCAATAAAAACTCTATCTTCAGCCAAAGCGTCTACTTCATACCATTTATTTGACACACCTAAAAATTCAGCTGCTGTCGGTATATTTGTATATTCAGTCCCACTTTTTAATAAAACACTTGTAATCCCTAAAACGTTTTTTTCAGGTAAGAATAATTCAAAAAATGGTCTTACATCATTTGGCGTAATAACTCTTTTGAATACCTTAGTAATACCATTAACTACAAGTTCTCTTTTTGTTATTGTGTAATTAATTAATACATTATTGGCGTTGAAATTAGGTATTTTAAGTCTGTTTGGAAAACCTTGAGCATTATATGGTGATGTAAAATCAATATCATAAATGTTTTCAAATACAATACCCGCACCTGTAATTTGTGAACCTCTTGTTAAAGTACCCAAATATCTTTCATCTTCTTTATCCCCAAAAGCAGGAACTGTAATAGAGAAATCAACTAAAGCAACCGAAGGTCTTTGACCCGGTAATTTTAATCCATAAGTTCTTGCAATATTGTAAATTGAAGACCTTTGTTGAGCGTATTGAAGAACTGTCTCTTGAATACTTCTATCTATGTGATAATGTAAGTTATCTGCTACGGCAGCATTTAAATCCAAGAACACAGAAAATACCGAAGCATCATTAAAGTCTTGTATTAATTCAGGATAATAAGTTTTAACATAGTTTAATAACTCTGTTCTTATCCCCTGATAATCTCTAGTTGTATATGATATATTACGATTTGCCATCTATATTAAATATTAATAATAACAAAATCACTTTGTGCAAAAGTGTTTTTATCTGTTGAGTAGTCTATTTTAATTTTAGCAGTATATTCTGAAGTTCCTTTACCAGGAAATCTATAGATTGGTGATTCACTACTACCGATAGAATTTTGTCCTGTTGCGATATCAACTTCTTCTTGAGGGTCTGCTGGTGTTATTGTTATATTATTTAATAATAAATTTGGCATATAATTTGAAACCGCTTCTCTAATGTCAGATTCAATTGCATCAAAAGTAAGACCATCAAATGGTTCAAATAAGAACTCATATAACCTAGTACCAAAATCAGGTAGATAATATCTTGTACCTTTTCTTGTTAACAATAAATGGATTAAATCCGCCTTTACTTCTTGAGCTTCAAATTGAGTTAATTCCAAATAATCTCCTCTTTTAGAATTTCTAAAAGGAAAATTAAGACCGTATGTTGTACCTGCTGCCATATCTATAATTATAGTGTTGTGATTATTTCTTATAAATACCTAAAAATAAATAATCCCGACATTGCCGGGATTATTTTAATAATTAAGATGAACATCCAAAACAATCAATTTCAATACCTTCAGGTTTGGGTGGTAAATTCATGTTACTATAGTCTACTTTAGGGACTTCAACATTTTTAGGTTTTTGTACCTTTGAAATGTCTACCGCTAAGTGTTTAGCTCCCGTTGATATAGCTTTTGTTCTTACATAATAACAAAGAGTTTTTAATCCTTTACCCCAAGAATGGAAGTGTGATGATGAAATCTTTGACAATGTTGGATTAGACATATAGATATTCATTGATTGTGATTGGTCAATGAATGGTGCTCTGTCAGCCGCCATATCAATAAGTTCTCTTTGAGATATCTCCCAAATTGTTTTGTATTTTGGAATCAAATGTTCAATTCTTTTAACTTTTTTGTTGTAATTCTTGTCTTCTGTGTCAAGGTAATGATTAAAGTTAATATTTTGAATTGAACCTTCATTCATGATGATTTCATTTTTCAAATCTTCACACCATACTCCTAATTTTTCAAAATCACTAATTAAGTATTTGTTAACAATTAAGATTTCTCCTCCAACTACACGACGATTAAATAATGCCGAATGAGCTGGTTCTGTCATTTCAAATGAACCTGTGATTTTAGCAGAAGATGCAACTGGCATCTGAGCCGTAAATAACGAGTTACAAACCCCGTGATTAGACACTTCTAATTTTAGTGAATCCCAATCCCACATTCTACTTAATCCTTCGTAATCTAATCCCCACATATCAAATTGGAATTCCCCTTTTGACATTGGTGAACCTTTAAAAAATTTGTATGGTTTATATCCCCCTGATTTACATAATTCCATACTTTCGGTGATTGCCGCAAAGTAGATAGTTTCAAAAATTTCTTTATTTAATTTTTTTGCTTCTCCCGATGTAAAGATATAGTCCATCAAATAAAATACATCAGCAAGTCCTTGAGTTCCAATCGCAATTGCTCTTTGTTCTAATCCACCTTTTCTACCTTGTTCAGTTGAATAACTATTAATGTCAACCACTTTGTTAAGTGCTCTAACAACTTTTCTAACCTCACTATAAAGTAAGTTAAAATTGAACTCACCTTTAATAATAAAATTCTTTAATACCATAGATGATAATGTACAGATTGCCGTAGTAGTTTCATCAGTATATTGGTAAATCTCATTACATAAGTTAGATTGTTTAATCACCCCAATGTTTTGATGATTTGTCTTTCTGTTAGCACTATCTTTAGAACATAAATAAGGCACTCCTGTTTCAACTTGAGATTCAATAATTTTATTCCAAATTGTTTGAGCTTTAACCTTTTTACCTAAACCAAGTTCAACCGCTTTATTGTAGTTTGATTCATACTCATCACCATAAGCTTCTTGTAATGGTTTAATACCCGCCTTAACAATATCATTAGGACAGAATAAATACCAATCCCCGTTGTCTTTAACTGCGTTCATAAAGTTGTCTGGTAACCATATAGATGTAAACAAATCTCTTGCTCTCATCTCTTCAGCACCTGTGTTCTTTTTGATTTCAAGTAAGTCCATGATGTCTTTATGCCAAGGTTCAATGTAGATAGCTGCACTACCCGGTCTTCTTCCTTGTTGATTGAAGAATCTTAACCCCTCATTAACAATTTTTAAGTATTTTAATAGACCACCAGCAAATCCTCCTGATGAGTTAATTCTACTTTCTTTACTACGAATGTTAGACATACATAATCCAATACCTGCTGCATCTGATGAATAGGTTGAAATATCGTTGAATGTTTGTAATAACCCTTCTCTTGAATCCCCATGATTGTATTTCAATACACAAGACGCTAATTGAGGTGTCTTGGTTCCTGCATTAATCATGATTGGTGTTGCTGGAGAAATAAGTTGGTTTGACAATGATTGGTAATACTCAACCGCTTGTTCAAATGATTTAGTAACCCATAAAGCAACTCTCATGTACATGTGTTGAGGTCTTTCAATTGCCTTACCTTCGGGAGTTTTTAACAAATACATTTCTTGTAATGATTTCCACGCAAAATAATCAAAATTGTAATCATTCTCGTGATTTATTACAGAATCAATATTTTCAGGACCATAAAGTTCAATAGTTTCCATTAACTTATCGTTAATGATACCATCAACATGTAAGGTGTGCATTGTATTACAGAAACTTTCATCAGTTTCTTTATGGTATGCAGAAATTGCAACTGAAGACGCTAATCTTGAATAATCGTGATGACTTCCAGTATATGCTGCAGCAATCTCGTAAACCAATTTATCTAACTCTTTGGTTGTAATAACACCCTCTGTTGGTACTGAGGTAATAACTTTAATGAATACTTCATCAGCATTAACTGTTAATCCTCTTGCTGCTCTTTTAACTCTATTGTATATTTTTTGAGGGTTAAACGAAACTTCGTCCCCATCTCTTTTTTTTATCTTTAATGACATCATATTAAAAATCCTCCGTAAATGTTAATGATTCACCTAACTTGGCCTTTTGATACTCCATAGTTCTTGATTCAAAAAAGTTTCCTTTTGTTTCAACAGCTATCTGTTCCATAAATTTGAATGGTTGTTCAACATTAAATTGTTTTTTACAACCAAACTTAACTAATAAACCATCAGTAACAAACTCAAGGTATTGCTTCATTAAGTTTGAATTCATACCAATTAACGATACTGGAATAGATTCTGTAATAAATTCTTTTTCAATTTCCAAAGCGGATAATAAGATTTCTCTAATTCTCTTCTCACTTGGTTTATTCTCAACATGATTATTAATTAAATGGATTGCAAAATCACAATGTAAATTTTCATCTTTAAAGATAAGTGAGTTAGCATTACATAACCCTTGCATTATCCCTCTTGATTTCAACCAAAAGATTGAACAGAATGAACCTGAGAAGAAGATACCTTCAACCGCAGCAAACGCCACCAATCTCTCTTGGAATGTTGAATTTTCAATCCAATCCAAAGCCCATTTGGCTTTCTTTTGAACCGCAGGTAATTTATCAATAGCATGAAAACATTCATCTTTTTCGTCTGCGTCTGAAATATAAGTGTCAATCAATAATGAATACATTAAAGAGTGAATATTCTCCGCCATAAGTTGGAACCCGTAGAAGAATTTGGCTTCAGGGTATTGAACTTCTTTTAAGAAATTTTCTGCAAGGTTTTCGTTAACAATTCCGTCAGATGCTGCAAAAAATGACAATACATTCTTCACAAAGAATCTTTCATTATCTGTTAAATTTTCCCAATCTCTAATATCATTAGATAAATCAACTTCCTCTGCAGTCCAAAATGCCGCTTGATGTTGTTGGTAAAATTCCCATATATCGTTGTGTTCAATAGGGAAAATCACAAATCTATTCGGATTTTCTTTTAATATTTTTTCTTCCATTTTTTTAATTTTGTTTTAATTGTTCTTCTTTTTGTTTTCTTTTTTCCATTAACTCCTTAACCCTATCTCTTTTTCTTTCCTCTTGTTGTTCTCCAAACCCTAAGAATGTTACTGAACTTTCAGTATCAATTTCTAATAACTCATTGTTGAATTTACAATTTTCAAAAACTACACCGTCTTTACCAAGACGAGATTTTGTTATAGCGATTGTCGCCAAATTCATTTCTTTTTGTTGAAGGGTTTTTGCAATGGAGATAATTACGTGACCAACCTGAGCCTTTTTAATTGACCCACCCATTTGGTCGGTCGTCACTACTTCAGCTGAAATTGAAGACCTATTACCTTGTGTTGCGGTCCATCCTACTAAATCTAGTTCATGACACATTGCTTCAAATCCTCTCATTACAGAACCTTCCGCTTTCCATTCGTCTTTACTTGATGATTCAGGTAATATACAATCAATATAATCTAACATAATTAAATCAATCTTTGTTCCATCGGCAATAATTTTTCTAACTTGATTTTTGATTTGATTCATAGTCATAGTATCAGAAGCTAATTTTTTCAGAATTAACTCATTTTTCATCGTCTCTTTAATTTCAGTTATTTTAGACATCACCTCTTCTTTATTTTTAACCAAATTATCCGGCTCAATCCCTGTCCAAAGTGTGAAGTGTTTTCTTTGAATAATTTTAGGGTTGTCTTCAAAAAATATTTGAAGTACATTATACCCTAAATTGAATGCTGTGTTTGCAATTTTGGTTAAAATTGTTGTCTTACCAACCCCTGTTGGTGCCAAGATAACACCAATTTCACCTTTAGCCAAACCACCCTTAAGTAATCTATCAATACCCGCAATTCCCATAGGGATTGGGTGTCTGTAATCTTCATCTAATACGGTATCTAAGTTATCAAAGATGTCTGTCTGTCCTTTTTCAATTTCACCGACTTGTAATGCATTTCTTACTAACCCCTCAACTTTATCGTATGATTCAAAATCACCTTCTGTAATAATTTTTTGAGCTTTATCCATTGCTTTCTGAAGTTCTTGTTGTTTACAAAACTTCAAAGCTTTCTCTTGAACAAATGTTGTACCCTCAAATGGAGCATCACTTACCTGTTTTAGGGTGTCTAAAACCACTTTTGCTACTATTTCTTGACTAATTTCAGATTTAACAATTTGGTCAAGAGTTTCAAAATTAGGTGTAGATTGGTACTTTATGTAATATTCTTTAATCATTTGTAAAATGATTTTAAAGTACTTATTGTCAAAGTACGATGATTCAATTACTTCCATAATAGAAGATGAAAAATCTTTATCTACCACTATTTGATTTAGTAATT